GGGGGGGGGGAGGGGGGGGGGGGGAGGGTAAAAAGAAGTGGGGGTGAGAGTGAGAGAGGGATAGCCTAATCGTATAGTGAATCAAATTGGGTAATAGCATGCATGTGCACAGACTACTTAACAAGGACGACAACTAACAATACGGCCAACAAATGACCAACAATGGCCAATAAGATTACCACCACAACGCAATACAAAGCCCTACAAGACGATTTACCGCAATACCCTATACATACATAGCCACTACCGTATGATATAGCCCCACAGAGGACCACAGCACCATATGTACATAATCGCCATAACATGGTAAAATCTACCACACACTGGCGATAAGTAACAAATAAGATCGGCAATGATTTATGGTAAAATCACTGTAAGGGTATGATACTATTATCGAAAGATCGGCAATACGATAATAACGTATATAAGTTACTTAAGTACGGGGGGTATAATGGGACCTTCACTACTGAAAAGAGGCACTATAGTACCCATATTGGGTAACTAAGGATCAAATATTGATACTAACTTACTGAAAGGTAACTTATTGTTACCGTAGGTAACTTACCACTATGATTGACCTACATCACAGGGTACTTGACATTTGATTAAAAGTGTGATATAAAATATATATGATATTGAATATATATAATATACTAACAACGACACTAAGCCAGGACTAATCCACAACCAGATGCTTCTGCAGAATAACCACCTACAGTTAATCTAATAACAGTATTAATTATACACTATATATAACTACTAGTATATAAGTAGCATATGCACAAACTACCTAACTCCCCTTAAATGTGTATGTGGTGAATCTTCAATTACCATTGACCTTCCTCCAACACCCTATTTACTATACAGTTGGTAAATATTTAATTAATATATTAAGAAGAACTAATATTTATGATAGACAGTATCAATATTGATGTATTGCCTCCTAAGAAGAAAAAGGCAGGTAGACCAAAAGGTACAGGAAGTTTAACATCTTCTAAAGCTATAGCCCCTCAATTTTTGATTATGTGTAAACAAGGGTTATCTTTAACCCAGATAGCAGATAAACTATCTCTACCAAAAGAACAATTAGAAAGATGGTCAAGAGATAAAGTTAAACATAAGGAATTTGTTAAAGCATTTGAATTAGGAAAAACGGCATGGCAAGCATATCATGAAACTCTTCTACAGAAGATGATATGTGGTGAAGATGGTAAGTATGCCTCAGCTGAGATATCCGCACAACAGTTCGTATTAAAGACTCAGTTTAAATCTGAGTGGACTGAAAAGAATGATCAGAAGTTAGAGATATCCCATGTTGGTAGATTGACTGATGACCAGTTAGAACAGCAGATAATGCAGTTACTCGGTAAGTCACAGATACAGTCTTACATCTTAAATGAACAAGACAATAAACCTAAGTTAGTAGTTAATAATGACATTAAATAATATTACTAAAGGTTTATCTAAAGACCAGAAGATAGACTTACTAAAGTCATTACAAGAACTAGATGTACGCCTTAAATATAATAAAGCTAAAACATACTTCCCAGAGACAGGGCCTTTATCGATAGATAAGTTCCCTAAACAGATAGCATTTATGAATGCAGGTGTAGGGTTCTTAGAAAGATGCTTATTAGGTTCTAATAGATCTGGTAAGTCTGAAACATGTGCATTTGAGATATACCTACACGCTACTGGTGCCTATGCTGACCATCCATGGTTCAAAGGCATGAAGTTTAATCCAGCTGAAGATATCAATATCTGGATTGGTGGTGTAAGCCATGGTGACGTTAGAGATATTCAGCAATACAAGCTCCTAGGACCTGCGCATAGCATAGGTACTGGTCTTATACCTAAAGACTCAATACTCGACGTACGGTCGAAACCAGGCGTTCCTAATGCCTATTCCGAAGTAGTCATTAAAAGAGCAGGTGGTGGACTAGCTACCTTAAGCTTTAAATCATATGAACAAGGCCGGGAATCATTCCAAGGTACCTCAGTTCATTTCGTAGGTTTAGATGAAGAATGCCCTCAAGATGTATATGAGGAGTGTGTAACTCGTTGTGCTACCGTTAATGGTCGTATAGCCTTATACTTTACTCCTCTGTCGGGCCTATCAGATACAGTATTACATTTCTTACCACAAGGTAGGATGCCATTAGACCATATAGTACCGGGACGTTCTGCCTATGTAGAACAGGTAACATGGAATGATGTACCAGAGGCAATGCTGCCAGCTGAAATGAAAGTACAGCTAGAAGCCACCTATTTGCCTCACCAGCGTGAAGCTCGTATGAAGGGTATACCAGTAGTGGGTAGTGGTAAAGTATTCACTACACCTGAATCCACATGCGTTGTAGAGCCTTTCAGGATACCACTTCATTTCACTAAGTTCTACTCAGTGGACATAGGCTATAAGTGCACAGCAGCACTCTGGTTTGCTCAAGACCCAGTTACCAATACGTTATATGTTTATGATGAGTACTATAGCGAAGAAGCATTACCTTCAACACATGTAGCTGCAATTAAAAGAAGAGGAGAATGGATGACAGGAGTAATAGATCCTTCAGCCTTGAAGACCTCTTCACACGATGGATTAAAGTCATTCCAAATCTATAAAGATATGGGATTAGACTTAAGATTAGGGGATAATAGAGTACAGGCCGGCATCATGGAATGTAACAATAAGCTAAGTACTGGAGGTGTTAAATTCTTTAGTACCTTGACAAAAACCCTAGAAGAGTATAGACTATATAGATACCACACCAATAAAAAGACGGGTGTAACAGAGATAGCGAAAGGACAAAAGGACCACGCAATGGATGCTTTTAGGTATGGAGTAATGTCCAATCATATAGGTCAAATCTATCGAGATTCCGACGACGAGACAGTATATACTTCCCGACTAAACAATCACTTAGGTAGAAACCCTACAACAGGATATTAACTACGATGTCAGATAACGACGAACTAAAAGAAGTTAAAGCTAGGAATCTAGAAGATTTAGCCGGCATGGATAATGTTGCTGAACTTCTAACAGAAGAAGAACTAGAAGTTATAGGCGCTAAAGTTGTAAAAGAGTGGGACATAGATAAGAAGTCTATGCATAAATGGATGGATACCGCAGCAGAAGCCATGAAGCTTTGCTTATTGGAAAAGGAACAAAAGGATACTCCATGGGTTGGAGCATCTAATATTCATTACCCATTAATAGCTACAGCTGTTATGCAGTTCTCATCTCGTTCAGTTGCTGAGATGTCAAAGTCAGGTAAAGTAGCTAAATACAAAGTATTAGGCAAAGATAGAGATGGATTGAAAGCTAAGAAAGGATGGAGAGTATCTCAACATCTTAACTGGCAAATCCAAGAAAAGATGCCAAACTGGTTCTCAGAAAGAGATAAGTTACACAACCAATTAGCAGTTGTAGGTACTTGCTTTACGAAGACTTACTACGACCCAATAACAGAACAGAATAAATCTGAGCTTGTACCTTATGACCAAATATTCATTAACAATGGAATTAAGAATATTGAGTCAGCAGGTCGTATATCGCAACTGATATATCTAACTGGCAATGACATAGTAGAACATCAAAGATATGGTTTATTCTTAGATGAATATAAACCTGAAGATATGGTAATGGATGAGAATGACCCAGAACCAATTTATCATGAACTGCTAGAACAACATACATATTTAGACTTAGATAAAGACGGCTTAAAAGAACCCTATATTGTTGTGTATCACATTGCACATAAATGTGTTCTACGTATAGCCCCAAGATTCGAATTTCTAGAAGATCGAACAGTATTCCTAAATGATAAAGGACAAGTAAAGAGAATAGTAGCTGAAGAATACTTCACTGACTATCACTTCATTCCATCTCCTGATGGTAGCTTCTTTAGTTTAGGTTTTGGTACATTGTTATTAGATACTAACCATACCATCAATACTTTATTAAATCAGTTAATTAATGCTGGTACATTAGCCACAGTTCAAGGTGGTTTCATCGGCAAAGATTTAAGAATAAAGAAAGATGATATGTTACTTGGGCCTGGGGATTGGGTAACTGTAGATTCATCTTCAGGTGCTTCGATAAAAGATAACATAGTCCCAATGTCATATAAAGAACCTTCAATGGTTCTATTACAGTTATTAGGCCAGTTGGTCGAAGGTGCTAATAATTTAACGTCTACTAGTGAAGTATTAACCGGCACCACAGACGTAACTAACGCATCACCTAACTCAGTTGCAATGTTAATGCAACAAGGTTTAAAAGTATACAGTTCTATTCAACGACGTATATTTAGAGGGTTTAGAAAAGAGCTACAAAAGCTTGTAAGATTAAATTCAAGACATTTAAACGAACAAGAATACTTAACTCTAATTGACCCAGAACAAAAAGACCTTCAAGAGTTGTACGATGAATTTGGTCGCATTAAAGATTACGTATTAGAAAGCTTAGACATAGTTCCAATTGTAGATATTGAAGATTCTACAGAATTAGAGGCTATGAATAAAGCTCAATCAATAATGCAAGCAGGGTTACAGTTCGCTCAAATGGGCGCCACAGACCCTACCATGTTAGCAGTTACATATTATAAAGCGATGGATGTTGAGAACATAGAAGCATTAGTTCCTCCTCCTCCGCAACAGGAACAACCAAATCCTGATATGATAAAAATGCAACAAGACATTCAAATCAAGATGAAGGAACTTGAGTTAAAAGAACAAGGAATGCACATATCTGCAGCAGAGACTGAAGCTAGAATAAAAGAAATAGAAGCTAACACTGCGAAGATAATGGCAGAAACTCAAGCAACTCCAGCTAGATTACAGTTAGAAGCTTCAAGACAAAAACAAGTAGACCAAGATAGTAGAGTAAGACATATACTAGATGCTGCTAAATTAAAGTCTGGAGACGATAATGAACGAGAATATCAAAACATTGAGCGTGACAAGGTTGCGGCAATGGCTAGAAGATCCGGTAACACTGGCCCTAATAAAGGCCCTACAGGTTAGAACTGATGGGTTATATCAAAGCCTTGTTAAGATACAACTACAAGACAATTACGACTTAAAAATAGCAGAAAATAGAGGTAGGATTTTAGAACTACAAACTATTTCAGACATGTCAAAACTAAAAGATTTATTAAATGAACATGTTAATTGGGAGGAGTAATTTATGCCAGTACCTTTAGGTTACCGAGTTAGTATTCTGATGGATAAAACAGAAGAGAAAATTGGTAGTATCTTTATACCAGAAAAAACTCGTATGTTATCTGATGAATGCTCAGAAACTGGAACAATATTAGAATTAGGTCCTTTAGCGTATAGAGGATTAGCAAATGGTGAATCCAAAGAACCATGGGTAAAACCTGGTGATAGGGTTTACTTTAAAGCTTACGGTGGTCAAAAGTTCAGCTTCGAATCCGGTCGTAAGATACGCATAGTAAATGATGAAGACATCATTGCTTTAGTCTCAGAAGAAGATAAAACCGACAAATTACTTTAGGAGTAATATTAAATGACAGATGAAGTAAGTTCAGATGTTCAACAAGCCCCAGTCGAAGCTGTAGTAGGGGTCAATCAGACCAGTACAATAAGCGTAGAAGATCAGGCACGGGGAGATGGATGGGTACCGTTAGACGAATTTAAAGGTAACCCAGATAATTGGGCAGATGCAAAGGAATTTGTACGAGTCGGTAAGATAATAAAAGGAAGAGACGAAAAAGCTAACAAGCTTGAAAAAGAAATTAAAGAGTTGAAAAACATTACCAAAAGTATGTTATCAACAATGCAAAAAGCAGAACAAGTCGCATACGATAAGGCTGCTAGAGATTTAGAAGCTAGATTGGCACGAGCCAAAGATATAGGAGACGTAGAGGAAGCTCTAGACGTAACCCAAAAACAACAACAGTTGATGGAGCAAGTTAAAGTCCAACATGCTCAACAACAACTTTCCATTAAAGACTCTGAAGAGTTTCAAGAGTTTTTCCCACAAAACAAATGGGTATCCGGCACAGATAGAATTTCAAAAGCTATGCAAAAAGTTGCATCTGAAATATCTAACGAATATGCCGCCAAGCACCCCAGAGCTGAGCTTAAAGATGAGCTTCAGTATGTTCATGAAGAGATTCGTAAAGAATTTCCAGAACAATTTAAATCTGAGCTTAGAAACAGCTCACAAGCATCGGTACTCGCAGGTAGTACAAGCAAACCTTCTTCTGATTCCGCAGAAAGTAAACTGACATCAGCAGAAAAGTCTATCGTTGATTTCCTCAAGAAACAAGGATATGACACAAAATCTTATCTTAAAGCACTAGGTAAATAGTAGGAGTACTAAAACATGACTAATGAAAGAAAACCTGAAAGAGGTTCAGAAAGAATCAGTTTATCCCATAGAGGCCCACAGCATTTCCCTGCTGAGTTCAGAGATCCTAATTTCCACTATCGTTGGACTAATTATGATCCAGAATCTCCTTGGAAAGCTATGGAAACTGAACGCTTAGGTTATGACCCTGTGCCAATCGGTGAAACTAATCACCTAAAGTCTAAGATTTTTGCACAATCAACTATCGTCCGTGAAGGATATGTAACTTGTCCCTTAAAAAAAGGGGGCCAAGCAGTTTTAATGAGACTTCCAATGGATGTTTATCTCGAAAGACAAAAACAGAAAGAGGAAGATCGTAAGGCAGAACGTAAGGCCATGCTCGCTGAAGGTATGGAAGTCTCTGACGGAACAACATTGAAACAAACATATAGTTTCACTAATACACCAAATCATTAATCTATTTAGAGGTTATTTAAATGGCTAATCTAAACGCCAAACATGGCGCAATTGCTAAGTGCATGAGGAACGGATCAAGAGACGTCCCTTTACGCGCTTATTATGTAGCAGCTTCCTATGCTACCGCTTTATATATTGGGGACGCAGTTTCCCGTATCGCTGGGGACTCCAATACCGCAGCCATTAAACTAGCAGCAGGGGCCATGCTAGGGGGCGCTGAAGCCTTCGGCCCAGGTGCTTTGCAAAAAGTTGAACGCGCAGCTAATGGTGATACCAATGCCATTACCGGCTTCGTCCAAAAGATCGGTTTCTCTGCTGCAGATGCTTCTTGCTTCCGAGCAGGATATAAACCAGCATCAACTGAAGCCGTAGTTTTTGTTGCTGACCACCCAGATACCATTTTTGAAATGCAAGCCTCAGCTGCTTTTGTTGCAACCGATGTCGGCAAAAACACCAATATAACCGGTTCTGGTGGTTCAACGGTAACCGGCCTTGCCTCAACTGAAGCTGACTCCGCTGCAATGGCAACAGGTAACTCTACCTACCAATTGCGCATAGTTGGAGTTTCTGGTGACCCATTGAACAATGACGTAGCTGCAAATAATGCTAATATATTAGTTCAAATCAACAATCACACTGACGTAGACGTCGCTAAGGCAGGGGTATAACATGAGTGGATCAATTTCAAGAGCAGATTGGGCACGCATGCTCGTACCTGCGGTTAACACAGTTCTAGGTGACAGCTATGCTGATTACCCAGAAGTTTATAAACAAGTCTTCAATGTAAGACAATCAGACCAAGCAGTTGAAGAATTGCTCGTTATGTCTGGCATTGGTTTATTGGAAGCTGTTGCTGAAGGCGGCAGTATCTCTAATGACCGTATGAGACAATTATATTCTATCAATTTTGCCCATGCAAAATATGGTAAAATGTTGTCAATTACCCAAGAAATGTTAGATGATGGCAAAGCTGTTAAAATCTTAGAAAAACAAGCTCGCGCTTTAAAACGTGCTGCAATGGAAACTAAGAATAAAGTAGCTATTGACATCCTCAATAACTCTACCTCTACCTTAGGCGCCGATGGCGTAGCATTATTAAGTATTGCTCACCCATCTTCTGCCGGTAACCAATCCAACAGATTAGCAGTCGATGCTGACTTGTCAGAAGCTTCAATTGAGCAATCATACATTGAAATGGCTGATATTCGCGATGACCGTGGTGTCCGCATTCAAGTAATGCCTAAGAAACTTATCGTTCCTAGAGCATTATGCTTCGAAGCCGCTAGAATCTTAGAATCCGATGGCCGTGCAAGCACTTCAGATAACGACATTAATGCTTTAAAGATGAAAAAAATCATCTCAGAAGTAGTTGTTGTTGATCATCTAACCGATACTGATGCTTACCACTTCATTACCAACGTAGATGATGGTCTTATCATGTTCGAACGTAAAGCCTTAGGTGTTGACAGTGAACCCCACTTCGCACACGATGCTATTCAGTTCCGTGCATTGATGAGATTCTCAGTAGGTTGGGGCGATTGGAGAGGCGTTTTCGGCTCACCAGGTGCTTAATACTCTATAGTTACCTAAAACATACAGTGTTTAAAGGATACTAAATACTTCACAGTAGCTTGCCGCAAATCGACTGGAAAGGAATCCAGACAAGCTACACCAATTCATAAAAGGCATAATATATATGGCTAGAAGTACATTCTCAGGTCCAGTTAATTCAACCGCAGGCTTTCAAATTGCCGGCGTAGCAATAGGCTCTACCGCCGCCGAATTAAATTCACGTACTGATGATTCTGCAATGGAAGAAACCATCGCTGCAGCTGGTGCTTTAAGCACATCTGTCGCAGTTTCACATTTAGCAATAGTAGCAGGGGGTGCCGTTACTTTAGCTGCGCCAACCAAACCAGGCTTCATAAAAATAATTGACGTAACCACTTTTGGTTCCAACGTTACACTAGCATTAACAAACGTTGTTGAAGGTACAGCAGCCACTACTGCTACATTTACCTCTACCGCAGGACGATTAGTCCTAGTATCTAACTCTGTAACCTCTGGAAAATGGATAGTGTTAAAACAGTCCGCTGCAGGATTGACATTAACATAATCTTAGGAGTAATACGCAATGGCTAGACCTAAAATATTCACAATTGTTCCCGTTGCCGCATCAGCTAACGACATTTGCTTATCTCAAACCAGGGCTTCTGCGGGGGCCCTAACCCTTAATGGCGCTAAAGCAGGTACCACTTTTGACTTTGCAAGAAAGTTAGATTTAGTTTCTGCGGGCAACCTTAGTGCTATTACCTTTACTTGTGTAGGAACTGACGCTGACGGAAGAGCTTTGTCTGAAGCTGTTACTGGCCCAAACGCCAATACAGTGCAAAGTACAAAATACTTCCAAACTGTAACATCTATTACAGCATCAGCAAACATGTCAGCAGTAAATATAACTGTCGGTACGTCTGATGACTTAGCAACTAAGAAGTACTTACTTAATTTCTATGATGAAATTGCAGCCGCAATAGCAGTACACTTAACTGCCGGAACTGCTACTTTTTCAGTACAAGAAACCTACTCTACTCCAGACGGAGTAAACGACACAGAGGTATGGATAACTCCAACAGCCCTTAGTGCCAAATCTGCTACACTTGTTGCACCTTTGGACGTACATGCTAAAGCTTGTCGGCTAATAACCACTACCTTTTCCGCTCCAACTTTAAGCTTCAATATAACACAAAGTGCCGGACTATAACTAAATGGCAACATTTACTGGGCTGAAGCCTAAAGATACCTATGACTCAATTTTGCACGTAGAAAATAACGATACAGTAAATGCGTCGTTACAGTATGTGCAAGATGGTTATGGAAATAACACAACGATTAGAGTTTCTACCTTAGGTACCGAGATTAACAATCCCTCCCTTATTGGTACCGTCACTCTAGGGTCCCCCTTGTCTGTGGCAAATGGGGGCTTAGGTGTTTCTTTATCTGATCCAAATGCAGATAGAATCTTATTTTGGGACGATTCAGCTGGAAGCTATACCTATTTAAGTTTAGGTACAAATTTATCCATTACTGGCACTACAATAAATGTATCAGGTGGCTTGACCGATGCCGATTATGGAGACATAATTGTATCTGGCGCCGGCACAGTAATGACCATAGATAACTTAGCTGTTACTTATGGAAAGATACAAAATGTATCGGCTACAGATAAACTATTAGGAAGAAGTACTGCAGGCGCTGGAGTTATTGAAGAAATAACTTGCACTGGCTACGCTAGAAGCTTATTAGATGATGCCACCTCCTCAGATGCCAGAACTACATTAGGATTAGGTACATTAGCTACCCAATCTGGCACGTTCAGTGGTACTTCCTCGGGGACTAATACTGGCGACCAAACAATAACTTTAACTGGTGACGTTACAGGTTCCGGAACAGGTTCTTTTGCTACAACTATAGCTAACGATGTTGTAACATATGCTAAAATGCAAAATGTATCAACTACTGATAGATTATTAGGTCGGGTAAGCGCCGCTGCCGGCGATATTGAAGAAATTCCAATAACCGACTTTGTGCAAACTATATTAGATGATGCCGACGCCTCAGCTGTCAGAACTACCCTAGGATTGGGCACACTGGCCACACAGTCAGGCACTTTTAGTGGAACTTCTTCCGGCACCAATACTGGCGATCAAAATCTATTCAGTACAATAGCAGTTTCTGGACAATCTGACGTAGTAGCAGATGCGGCTTCAGATACCCTAACGTTAGTAGCTGGAGCAAATGTAACCATAACTACTAATGCTGGGACGGATACAATAACTATCGCAGCTTCCGGAGGCGGGGGCGGCGGACTTGGGGACGGAGATTATGGAGACATAACTGTATCCGGCACTAGCACGGTATTGACTATTGATAATGATGTTGTAACATATGCAAAGATGCAAAATGTTTCAGCAACAGATAGATTACTGGGAAGAGTAAGTGCACTGGCGGGGGACGTGGAAGAAATTCCAATAACCGACTTTGTCCAGACTATTTTAGATGATACAGATGCCGCCACAGTACGGGGAACTATTGGAGCTGCTGCGAGTGGAGCCAACACTGACCTAACTTCAGTATATTTAAACAATACTGGGTTAAAAATTAAAGATACTAATGCTTCACATGGACTTACCATTGCTCCAGGTTCTGACATTACAGCAGACAGAACTTTAACAGTGACTACTGGAGACGCGGACAGAACTTTAACCATAAGTGGAAGTACTACGCTATCGGGTGGAACACACTCAGGCACCAATACTGGGGACCAAACAATAACCCTAACGGGAGCTGTAACAGGCTCTGGTACCGGTTCTTTTGCTACATCCTATGGGGATGTTGAGATATCTTCTATTGCAGGATTAACTTCAGCCGCAGATAGCGCACCATATTACACAGGCTCTGGAACTGCAGCATTAATGACTGTTACCTCTGCAGCAAGAACTGTATTAGATGATGCTTCAGTAGGGGCCATGTTAACAACATTAGGCGGGCAACCACTAGATGCTACATTAACATCTTTAGCTGCTTATAATACTAATGGTGTTATCTGTCAAACTTCTGCTGATACTTTTACAGGTAGGACTATCACAGGAACTGCCAATCAAGTAACAGTTACTAATGGTGATGGCGTCTCTGGGGCCCCTACTTTATCAATACCTTATAATGTTAATCTAGGCACTAGTTCTGTAGGACCCTCTTCAATAGCTTTCTTTGAAGATACTGACTTCGGAAGCAATAAAGTTACAGTTACAACACCTACCGCTGGCTTATCTGCAGACTATACATTTACTTTACCCCCAGACGGAGGTACAGTAGATTATGTGCTGCGCACTGACGGAACCGGAGTAACGACTTGGGTAACTGCCGGAGTAAATCTAGGTCTTACAACATTAATGGCTCAAGGTGTATTTTCAAATTAATAAGGGGGCTATATAAATGGCAGCTGGAACAAGTCCAATTTTCACTAACGTACCAAGAAATGGTTTTGCTAAAGTAACTGGCGTCGACGGCTCTATGGACGGTATAGACGCTGACGTTAAAGTAGTATTTACTGCCCATGCTACAAATGGTAGTTTCTTGCAAAGACTTATAATGCAACCCATAAGTACTTCTGGATCTACCACCACCTCAGCAGCGTCATTGCGGGTGTACCTAAACAATGGAAGTACGGTAGGTACCGCAGCAAATAACCAATTAATAAAAGAGTGGTCACTAGCAGCAATTGCCGTAAACGTGGCAGGAACAACAATGTCCACTGGTTATGAACTACCACTTAATATTCAAATTGCCCCAGGATACGCCATATATGTGGGCGTTACTGCAATGGCAGCTAATACGCAATGGAACATCACTTCGGTCCATGGTGACTACTAATGTACCAACAGTTTGACCATCTATATTCAGCAGGTGAAAACCTATGGATATATACTAATGCGGTAGCGGCAACTACCTCCGTTTTAAGTTGGATGGTTTGGGAAAAACCTAAGAATGCTAAAGCAGTATACATTACTGCTATTGGTGGAGGTGGTGGAGGAGGAGGTGGGGGGGCATCCCTCACACTGACAGCAGCAGGAGGAGGAGGCGGTGGAGGAAATGGAGCAACAACCCATGCCCTTTTTCCCGCTGCTTTATTGCCAGACTTACTATATATAAAAGTTGGAGTTGGCGGAACAGGAGGAACTGGACAAGTACAAGGTGGAGCGGCAGCAACTGCCGGGGCTGCTGGTACCTCCACTGTAGTGTGTTCGGCCATGACCGCCACCGCCTTCTTTCAATTTGTAGAAGCCCTTGGCGGCGGAGCTGGAAACTTAGGAAGTGGAGCAAGCGCAGGGGCAGCAGTAACAGCAGCGGCTGCAAGTACAGCATCTGCACTTAGTGCAATTGGAATTACATCCTTTATTGCCGGAGAAACAGGAAAAGCTGGTAGTGCGTCAGCTGCAGGCGGGGCAGCAACTTGGGCCAATGCCACAGCAAGCACATTGTGTACCGGAGGAGCAGGAGGTGGGGCAGTAAACGCCTCCAACACTACATTTGCAGGTGGAGCAATAACCGGCGCAGGGATTGTACCTGGTATTACTGGTGGGGCCACTGCAGGAGGTGCCGGAAGTGGTTCCTATACCAAATTATTAGACCCTTTGTTTCCTTATTTATCGCTTGGCGGTTCTGGGGGAGGAGGTAACACCCTAGTCGGAACGGGAGGAAAAGGCGGGCATGGAGGATTTGGCTCGGGTGGCGGAGGAGGGGGCGCTACAAACGGTACCGCGGCAGTAGCAGGAGCAGGTGGAAACGGGGGAAGTGGAATAGTGTTTATTCAGGTATTAACATAATGCAAAATAGAAACACAACCGCACTAGGACAACCCTATACCTTTTTAGTTGGACCGGCTTCGACAACCTCAGTAACTCCTAGAACGTGCATTCCAAGAGACCCAAGAAAATGTCTATTTGCCGTGCTTAATGGAGGAGGAGGCGGAGGTTCCTCTGGATGGGCAGACGTTGCAGGAGCAACTGATACTGGCGGTGGAGGAGGGGGAGCTGGAGGAGACTGCGCCCGTATTTTTGCTCCCAGTTATTTATTACCAGGAGGAATAGAAGTAAGAATTGGGCAAGGGGGCGCTGGAGGGGCAGGTTCAAGACTAGCAAGTAATGCTGGACTTGGTGGAACTAGCACTGGTTTGTTCCATGGAAACACATACCCATCTACATCTAATGGCTCGTTCATTTATGTAGCAGGTGCTGGCGGCGGGGGGCAGGCATCACTAGACACAAGTGGCGGGCTTGGGGGAAACGCAGGAGGAACAGCAGCTACAGCATATGGAATAACAACGGTATATTCACTTTCCTCTGGAACACAAGGAAACACGAACACAACAGCAAACACTAGTTCTCGAGACATCTCAATTTCAGCTGGCGGATGTGGTGGCGGGGGCATAACTACTACAAATATTGCTGCTGCCGGAGGAGGATATTTCTCAGATGGTTTGCTGCCAGCAATTGCAGGGCCAACAGCAAACGGTGCCCTCCAAATAAACACACTATTCAACCCATTAGTGCATAGTGCTTGTTATGGAGGAACTGGAGGCGGATCTTCTACTGCAACAGGAGGAAACGGCGGACCTGGTGGACTGGGTTGCGGCGGAGGAGGAAGTGGTGCCAGTAATTCCGCAGCTTCAAATAGTGGAGCTGGGGGTGCCGGCGGGCCAGGTTTTGCAATATTAATAGAAATTTAACACAACATAGGAGAACAAAATGGGCGGCATCATTGGCGGATTAATTTCCGCACTAGGATCAATCTTCGGTTCCTTCTTCAACACCAAGGTCAAACAAGGTGAGGTAGTAGGAACCGCAGTTGAAGCAATCAGTACATTAGCTAGCTCTAATGCAGAGAGAGAAAGAGCAGCAGCACTAGTTGTTGCAGCAGAAGCTCAATCTGATAGTTGGTTAGCTAGGAATTGGAGACCTATAACTATGACCATATTTGTAGGTTTAATTGTATCTAGATTTTTCGGCTTAGTTCCAAGTCATATGAGCCCAGCAGAATATGACAGATTATGGGATTTAGTTGAAGTGGGAATGGGCGGATATGTAGTATCTCGTTCAGTAGAGAAGATAGTGGCCGGTTTAAATTTAAGCTCAGTCTTAAAGAAATATTTAGACCAGTTAACTACAAGTAAAAGTAACAATGACTAACTAGTCGTAACACATAAAAGGTAAACATAAATGATTGAATTTGTAATTGGCGCAGCTGTCGGTGCTGCAGTAGTATTTTTTAAAGATGACATTATTAAATTATTCAAAGGTGAAGCAGATATTGTAGAAGCCCCTAAGGTAGAAGTACCAGTAGAAGCCCCCAAACCAGAAGAAATTAAGTAGACAACAAGATAACTAGTATGTTATCTTAAAGATATAGTATTTCCAGTATAACTAATGCGGGCATACACTTGACAAAGGTGTATACCCGTGTTACAATTTCACTAAGGAGTAAATTATGCTACTTACTATGTTGCTTCAAGGATTTATTACTGCTGTAATATTTATCTTTTTAAGCTCCACTATTAGTGCTATAAAAGCTTTTATGTTTGCCCGTAAATGGAATCAATATATGAAAGAAAGGGGGGATAAGCACTATGAAGATGCGAGCGCACCTATCACTATCAAAAAATCCGTGCACTAGATTATTAGTTAAGATAGGCATTTATATACTTGCCGCAGTAATAGGCATAACATTAACAATTTTATATTCAATAGCCTTATTAGGTGCATTCGCTTTATTTTATCATAGAGTCCTTAAATTTGCGCTTCATTGTATTAAACGAGCATACTTTAGAAAATGAGTAGAAGAACTAGAAGATTAGAACAAGCTAAGAACCACTCAAGAAGGTTCGTAGATGATGTAACTGGAGAAGTAGGTTACACAAATAACATGAGAATGGATTCTAAAGGTAGAATGGTTAAGCCTGAAAACTATGACCCAATACCTCCAAATGAAATCATAATTGATATTGAACCTCCCTTACCTCCGCTAAATGCTAGACCTAAACCTGCAGAACGTAATGGTGTATATAAAGATGTATACAACTTCCCAAGTTCATACTTAGATAGATTACAGTTTTACCCAAATGGTGTATTAGTTGGAGAGCTAAATCCAGATTTAGTATCAATACAACTAGAAGATTTACAGTCATGGGAAGAACTTGACGTTATTTGGGATGCTCCTTCAAGTCAATTTACCAATTCATCTTGGAACCAAAACATTAATTTTGTTGATAATATATACTCCCAAGTTTATACATTTGGCGACAGAATTACCAGAGAAGATTACGACCCACTACCAGGGGAAGATTAAACCATGGCAACATCAGGTGATACAACTTTTAACCTAACCACTACTGAAATTATACAAGAAGCCTTAGAGCTTATTGGTGTAGTTGGTATAGGACAATCTGTAAATAGTGAAGACTATACTACATGCTTACGCAGCTTAAATATGATGGTAAAATCTTGGCAACAAGATGGTATATTCATTACACATGAAGCTGAAGCTACTGTATTCTTAGTTCCAGGTACTCAGAAATATGTACTAGGTGGAGCTTCTCCTAGCAGAACCGGTAAAGACCCAGTATTAGAAAATCAAACTACATCAGATATAGCTGCTGCTGCAACTACTGTAAATGTTACTACTACTGTAGGTATGACAGCTTTAGATCCTATTGGTATTGTTATGGATAGTGGCGCAGTACATTGGACTACAATTGCAAGTATAACAGATGCTGATACTTTAGAATTGACTGTAGCCATAACAGGTGCTGCAAATACTGGTAACTATGTATTTAGCTATACCAATGCTATGGGCAGACCTTTAGAAATATCTTATGTATTAATGAGAAATGCTGGTGGTACCGCTGACTCTTTAACTTCTTCGTTAAGTGAAAGAAAGTTACAAGAAATTGGTAAAGGTCAATATAAAGGATTGTATAATAAAGGTACTCAAGGTACCCCAGTAATGTTCTATCAAGAGAAAGGTAATACATCAACTAATTTATATGTATGGCCAACAGCTTCTGTTGCTAGTGAAAGATTAAAAGTAACATATAAAAGAATCATAGAAGATTTTGATAATGCAAATGATGTAGCAGATTTACCTGCCAATGCAGCTTCATGTTTAGCTTATAACTTAGCTTCTTATATTGCACCTAAATATGGTAAAGAACAAAAGGCAGCACAAGCAGTAGCTCCAATAGCTTCAAGCTTATTGAACAGCTTAAGAAGTGATTTACAAGAAAAAACTAAACTTAAAATAGTACCAAGGAATCAATAATGGGAGAACGTAAAGTTGTTCCATTCTTAGTTCCTAACTATCAACAGAAGGGACTAAAGTTAGCCGGGCAACAAAGACTAAAGAATTGTTATTTTCACATGACTCCTGGAATGATAGATGGTAGGGGTCAATACTCTGTCCTATCTGCTCCCGGGTTCTTAGATACTGTTACAATAGCTGGAACTACTGTTAGAGCTTGCATATCTTATAATAATGTAGGTTACGCAGTTGTAGATAATAAACTTAAGAAGATAACCTCAGCATTTGTAGTATCAGATCTAGGCGTTACTCTTGGTGGCTCCACTGGATTAGTTACTATGGCGGCTACTGGTACTGAAGTTGTAGTATGCGCCAATAGTAAAATATATAGAATAAATACAGCTACAGACGTTGTTACTGATATTACAGCTGTATTAACAGCTATTGATGCTTTAAATATACCAATAGCAGTAATGTCTCAGAATAAAAGATTCATCTATATTACTTCTAATGCCTCACAAGTACATATATCTGCAATATATAACTGTAACTCAATTACTTCATTAAATGGTTTCATACCAAATACAATAGCTGGTACCCTGTCTACTGGCGCGGTTACTACTTGGTACCAATACTACTTTAATGAAAATGCAGTAGAAGTATTTAGAGATACTGGTGCTGAAATTGGACCATTTGCTAGAGTTGATGGTGGAGCTATACCTGTTGGTATTGCAGCATCAAGTTCAGCTTTATCTATTATGAATAAAGTATACTACCTAGGGCGTACAACTAATGGACTATTAGGAGTAATAGAATTAGATGGAACTAATTATAAAGTTGTCAGTACTCCAGACTTTGTAGAAACAATTAATAGCTATTATTCATATACAGATGCTTTAGCTTGGACTGATACACACAATGGACATATATTCTATAACATAACATTTCCAACAAAGGAATTAGCTCCAGGATTTTCCACTAACACTGGCATTACTTGGACATATGATATAACTACAAATCTATGGTTTATCAGAACTTCATATAATGATGCAGAAGATAGAGAAACTAGACATAATGCCAATTGCTCTATGTACTTAGGCAATAAACAATTAATTGGCTCATGCACAGATGCAAACTTTAAAGAAATATCCACTAATTATTATGACGAAGATGATGTAGCCATATATAGAGAACTTATAACAGCTACATTAATAGATAGGGATTCTTTCTTCTCGGTATATAATTTAGAGATTGACATAGAAAGAGGCATAGGTTTGACTTCAGGTCAAGGCTCAACTCCTCAAATTATGATTGAAATGTCTAAGGATAGGAATAATACTTGGAGTTCCCCGATTGTAAGAACTGCTGGTGCTTCAGGTCAATATAAGACTATTGTACGAATAGGTTCTTGTGGTGGAGGTAAATCCTTTACTTTAAGATTAACAATGACAGACCCTGTCGCATGGGCTATTGCTGGAATTACAGCTGAAATAGAAGGTTCAGTAGACTAATGGCAATAAATAAAGACTATGAATCTTTACCAAGCTTAGCACTAAAAGATCATGAAGCTATCTGGAAGTCTTGGTTTAGTAATCTATATTACAATCTTTCAATTAAAAATCATCAAACTATAACATCAGCTGCTGCAATAAATCTAGATGCTAGGTTTGTTCGTTTGCAGTCATCAGGTTCTGGATATGCTGTAACATTAGAAGCTCCTACTTTACCAGGAATCTATAAGACAATACAGAAGACATCCAATAATGCAGATAATATTACTTTAGCAATGACAAATTTAATAGGTCAACCATCAGGTACCACCTTGACATGGAACTCGCAAAATGACATAGTAGTATTAGTTAGCTGCGATAACTCAAAATGGTATATAGTTTCATATAATGGCGTAACATTTACATAAGAGGGGATTACCTTTGGATTCACAATATACAAATGAAGATTACGGGACCTTACAAGCAGCTTTAAACCAAGCGGCACAAGGTCAACAAGATGCTTTAGGTCGTGTACAGGTCAGGACAGATGCTACAGTTGGGGCTAATGTTGATTACTTTAAACAGCTCACAGACCAAGCTGCTAGTTTGCTCGCCCCATATCAAGCACTAGCCAAACAAAGCTCAGGGCTATATATGGATGCTTTAGGCATGAATGGTCAGGCTAAACAACAAGCTGCAATACCACAAGCTACACAAATATTTAATCAGCAAGGTATTAATGCTGCTCCATTATTACAATCTATTCCAGGTTGGGCCTATAATACTGCTGCTGGACAAGCATCTAACTTTATGGATTCTATATTTGGCGGCCCTGTTGCAGCTCCTGTACAACAACAAGCCCCTATGCAAGCTCCAGCACAACCTGGTAAATCACAAGCACAAAAACAACATGAAATGAATGTGGCCCTAGGAAGAGCATCTGGTCCATACGTGGGCCCAGAACAACGAGCTGCAGATGCTAATGCACAACAAACTGCTGCGCAACAATCACAATTAGATTCTTTATTCCAAAGGTATCAAGCACAGCAACAAGCTACACGGGCACCAGATCAATTTGCCGCTAAGCCTGCATTCCAAGCGTACCAAGCTCCAGTAGATCCTAAAGTAGCAGAAGCTAAAGCTGCTCAATTGGCAGGCTTGCAAACTAAGGAAAAAGATTATTTAGCCGCCATTAATGCAGAAAAGGCTAAAACAACAGATCCTCAGATGATACAGTCTTTAGACAGTCTTGCTAAAAACAATTCATGGACTCAGCAATTAGCTGATATGAAAATGCAAGAGCAAAATGCTGCCAGACCTGCTAACAATACACCTGCCCAACTAACGCCAGCTGAAATGGGTATGTTGGTGAAGTCAGGTAGAATTCCAGGAGCTCAGCAAGGCCCAGTAACATTAGGGCAACAGCAACAACAAGGTCAATTTGCACAACAACAGCAAGGACAAACCCAGCAGCAACAACAAGGCCAAGGCGGATTGTCTCAATATATCCAACAAGTACTTGGCAATATGTCTGCCGAAACCAATTCAAGACCTAATGCCGGACAAGAAGCTAATGATATATTATCCAAATTAATTGACCCAGCTACTGGGGCAGTAAATCAATGGATGAATTCTGATGTAGTTAGAAAGGTAATGGACGCTACTGTGGGTGCTGGTACTAATGCTGTACAAAATGCACAAGCAGCTAGAGGTATGTTAGATAGTGGTCAAACACTGGCAGAACTACAAAAGGTTGGAACTAATGCAGCCGGTCAGTATATTGTACCTTACGCTGGACAACTTGCTAATAATGTATTATCGACTGGTGCCAACTTGGCTAATAACAGATTAAGTAATTACTATAGCTTATTAGGTAAAGGTGTAGAGTTTGCCAATAATATGATTGGACAACAAGCTTCTATGACTCAAAACCTAACTAACCAATATTCAGGTATGGGCAATCAATTCTTAGGTAATCTACAAAGTCAAAGCAATGCTACTGCAAATAATCAAAATGCATTGATGCAAGGTGGTTTATCAAATATGCTTCAAGGTGGGCAACAAGCTGCCAATACTACTGCAAACATATACGGCAACCTCGGTAACAGTGTAGCAGGCCAAAATGTATATGGTAATGATATATATGGTACAGCTCAAATGAAATCAGCTGGGATTGAAGCAGATAGAGCAAATCAGAATGCTCAATTACAAGTGCTAATAGACCAACAAGATAGAAAAAATAAAGCTAATAACTTCGGAGCTATGTTTAATGGTGGTGGTTTAGCTTTAAGTCTTGGGGCAATGGCGTTAGGAGGATTATAATATGGCTATAGACTTTAATGCACTTAATGGTGGTGGACAATTACCAAGCTTTACATCAAATGTAATGGCTCAATTAGAACAAGAGAAAGCAAGAGCTCAGCAAATGGATATTGCTAGAATGCAGATTGCCGCACAAGGACCAAATCAAATAGACTTTGCTAGAGATGCTAGAGCTGCCCAAATGGATGCAGTTAAACTTGCTCGCGAGCAACAAGCAATGGGGCTTGATATGAATCAAGATGCCAGAGAAGAGCGGAAGACTATTGGGTTTGAAAATCTAAATGCCAAACAAATAGAAAAGATTGGTTCTGATATATCACTAGATTGGAGTAAGTTTGGCGTTGACACTGAGTTCAAATATAAAGATTTCTCTCTTAGAGAAGATATGCAGAACTTTACTAAAGATCAAATGAAAACAAAGTTAGGATATGACATTAAATGGGGCGAAAATGCTGATGACAGGGAAGAACGTAAGTTTGGCTTTGAAATAGATAAATGGAAGAAAGGTGAAGCTCAGAAGCAAGAATTAAAAGATAATATTGCTGCTGCCCGCAAACAAGGAACTGATGCTGTATATAATACTTTATTAGATAATGGCATGTTAAAAGAAGCTGAAACTTTTGTCGACATTAGTACAAAACTAGCCGCCGCCGAGGACTTAAAAGGCAATAAAGAAGCCCAGAAAGCGAAAGAAGAAGCATTCTTACAGTTAGCGCCTACTATTATGAAAGGCGACAAGTTAAATACTAAAGATGCTATCAATTTAGTTGATACATTATATGGCAATGACTTTACCAATAAAGTATTAAAGGTAGGTAACATTGAAGAAGTTGGCACTACTGCTTTCTTAACTACATTTGGCAAACAATTAGGTGAAGTTGCGGGGGACCCAAACCTGTCAGCTACTATAAGTTCTGCCATTTCTGGTAAACCTGTTAGATTGCCTAGAATTCCAGAAGAAACTAAAGAAGTTAACGATGTTATAAATCGTACTTTTGCAGAAGCTAATTCGGCACAGGAACGAGGCAAAGTCTATGATGCCACTATCAAAGCTGCTGAAGGGTTTGCTTTGGCCGGACTTGGCAAAAGAGCGGTACAGTCTGGGGCTGCAGATGCCGCAGGTATCATACAATTAGTAGCTAAATCTGCCGGTATTCCAATTAAATCCTTAGGAGATTTAGACAGGGCAGAAGCAGTGTTTCGAGGCAATGCAATGGCACTGCGTAACAAATTATCACAGCAAACAGATAAAGATGGTAATGTATTACCTGAAAATGCTAGACTAATGCAAAGACTAGAAGACCTAAATGAATTTGGTGCCGAGGAGTTCAAAGCATTAAGGGCAGCTGAGGGCATAGATGAAAAGGTAGCAAGGGCAACTAAACTACAAAATACCATTGACGCAAACCCCAGCATATCTTCTTTTGAGCTCAAGAAAGCACTATACAATAGTGACGTCAAAGAAGAAACAGCTAATCCTAAAGACCAGACAGCTAAATTTAAACGTCTACAAGAACTAAGAGCTAAGGCAGGTAAATAATATGGCATTAACTCCAGCAGAACAACAAGAACTAGACGCGTTAGAAGCTGAACTTGGTACTGCCGATAAAGCAGCCCAGGCAGATAAGATATTTGGAGCTGAAGCAGTTAAGAAAGCAGAAGCTACGGCCTCTAACATTCCGTCTGCCTTACGTTCAGGTGCCCAAAGTGTAGCACAAGGTGTACTTATGGCCCCTGCAGAACTTGCCGCGGGGGCAACTAGGTTGGTAAGCCCCGAAACAGCAGATAAGATGGAGGCCGGTATTGGTAAATTTAACCAATTCATGAGAGAAGGTTCCAATAAATTCTATGGGACAGGTGCTCAAGATGGAGTATCTCAAGGTGCTGCTGATACCTTATACGGTATTGGTAATACCTTACCTGTTGGCGCCGTAGCTGGTGCAAGCATTCCTGCCGCTGCTTTAGGTGGTTTAGCTGGCGGGTTACAGGCCTCAGGGGAAGGTGATACTAGAAGCCAAGCAGTTTCTAAAGGTGCCTTAGGTGCCGCATTAGGAGGAACTGTTGGAGCATTAAGTAATGTAGTGCCATATGCTGCCGGTAAAGCAAAAGATATAATCTCAAATAAACTAGGATTAGGTGAAATTGCTAATAAGAAAGCTTTAGAAACAGCCGCAAAGACAGCAGATGAAATTCATGCTGCAATGAAATCTGAAGTTGGGCAAATCTATAAAGACTTAGGCATAAAGAAAGCTGGACTAAAGCCTGAAGATTATCAGGCACAAGTAGATTTCTTTGCCAAACTAAAAGGAGATACTGCCAAACAAGCTTCAGCTCAATTTGACGAAGTACTTGCAAGCAAACAAGCACCACAAGAAATTATTGACGCCTTTAATGTTGTCAATCCTAAGACATTAACTGCCGCTAAAAAGGCACTAGATGCCTCAGAGGGCACATTAGATGCTTTTGCAGTACAAGACAAAGGAAGCTTAGCCTACTATAATCAATTACGTAAAATGATTGGTGAAATAGATGGTGACGGCAATAAAGGAGCAGTGGCTGAAATTACAAATTCATTTAGGGATAAACTACCAGGATTCGCAGAAGCTCAAGATTTATTAAAACAAAGTCGTATGGTATCTAAAAACATTGGTACGGATTTATTAAAAACTATTAAATCTCCTAAGTATGACTTAATACAAAACGACATTGATTTAGTTATGAAGACTGAAAAGGGACCAGAAGTACTACATAACATGTTACTAGATGGCTTGCGTAAAGACTTAGTCAGAAACTCTAACCTAACACCATTAGAGCAACTGTCAAGAACTTTAGGTAAAGATGCCCAGGAGCAAGCACAAGTAATAGGTTACGTATCGAAGATAGGCAATCAAGAAACTGCAGATAAACTAAAAGCATTAACTGGATTTGTAAATGCTACTAAACAAGCCCAATCACAACCTAACTCTACAATAGGTAGGATGGTAGGCTTAAAGTCTTCTGAACTGGACCCACAGAAGATGGCCAGTGCAGTATCAAGTCTTTTAAATGGTAAAACTAAGTTCAGTGCTCAGTTTACTAAGCTGATGCAAGAACAAACTGCTTCTGCAACTAGAACTGAAAAGATATTTAATCTACTAAGAAGGGCAGGTAAGGTAGGAGAGAAAGTTGCAGATGTAGGTGAGGCTACTTTAGGTGGAATTAATGCAATAGGCTCATCAGTAAGACCATCCGCCCCTGTAATACCCGGTAGAATAATATTTGATAATCCACAACAGCAACAACAAGATGAGGGCCAATAGACATGGCAGCTATTTTATTCCCTGAATTACAATTCTCAGATGCTTCAGGCTCTCCCCTAGCTTCTGGTAAAGTATATACTTACATAGCCGGGACTACGACCCCAACCCCTACATATACAGATGCTGGAGGTTTAACTTCAGTTGGCAATTATGTAGACTTAGACGCTAATGGCAGACCAAATAGTGGTAACGGTATTTGGTTAGGTACTACTGTACTTTATAAATTAGTAATTAAAGATTCTTCTGGGACTACTATACAGACATTAGATAATGTGGCTAGTGGTGGATTTAATGGTTCAAGCTCTTTTATAACTGCAGTAAGTGAGACAGGACTTACGGGTGGACGAGTATTGACTACCTCTACTACAAATGCAATAGTCGATGCAGGTGCTGGGTCCACAATACAAGTACAAAGAACGGCACTTACTGGCGATGTAACAGCATCCGCTAACTCTAATGCTACTACTATTGCGAGTGGAGCTGTCACCCTAGCAAAAATGGCCAATATAGCAACAGCTAGCTTAATAGGTAGGGCCACTGCAGGTACGGGGGTGCCTGAGGCATTGACGGCAGGGGTTAGTCTTACAATTGCAGGAACTACCATTTCAAGGGCGGCCCTGACAGGTGAAGTGACAGCTTCAGCAAACAGTAATGCAACTGTTGTGGATATAGTGGGAAGAAGTGTGGACAGTACTCCGGATTATGCGGCGGACTATGTAATGACATATGACACCTCAGCCACTACAAATAAAAGAGTATTGTTAAATACTATTAACAAGGGATTTCCAATATGCACTACCTCTGGGTATTATTATGGGCCGGGGGTGTTAGGAGTAACAAAAGCAACTATACCGACGGCAAGTACGCTTACCATTGGTACTGTATATTTTGTGCCATTTATATCTAGTACTGACTTTAGTTTCTTTTCATTTGTAGTTAATATTTCTACATTACAGGCCGCAAAAAATATGCGGTTAGCTATGTATAATAGTGCCGCCGGAACCTCCCGCCCAACTGGGTCAGCTTTTTATGACTCCGGAAATATAAGCACTGGCGCAACGGGACTTACTGGAGGTACCCCCTCCTACCGTACATTAAGTGCAAACACTTTATATTGGCTTGCATTTAATACTGACGCAGATACTGCTCAATTTTCTTGCCTTGCGGCAAACGTAAGTAACTTTCCATATTTTGGCGGAAAAACAGACATTACCACAAGTATGCCGATAGCCTACCAACAGACAAGTGCTTTTGGTGCGTTCCCTACGGTGAATACCTTGATATTGGTAGAGCCTAGCGCGTCAACTGCATTGCCCTTTTTAAACTTAAGCACCTAAGATAATAAGGCATTTCCAAAATGGAAACAATACAATTACTTGCGGATATCATACTTGGCGGCGTAGTATTTTACTTAGGTACAGTGGAGAAAAGGTTATCTAATATGCAAGATAAACTAGACAAGGCAGTAAATCGTACTGAGGTTAATAAACTAATTGAACTTGAGATTAAGACTGTTGTAAATGAACAGGTTAATCTTAAAGAAGACTTAGGAAGAATAGAAAGTAAGTTAGATAGGTTATTAGAAAGACTCTACGGTAAATAGTAAAATAAACTGTTGACAGTCAATATAGGTAGTGGTATATTTTAATTAAGGGGAAGATAAAACTTCCTCTTAAACAAAGACCCAAAGCTTTAAAACATAGGAGATACTACTGACAATGAGCGCTTCGACCGTGTTTAATAACGCAGGAGCAGTAAGACAGAAGGCAGCACCTCAATGCCCCAACTGTTTACCTCCTGCCTAATATAAAAAGGTAAGGTGATCTAATATCTCCACTATAGTTTTAGTGGTCTTAAAACTCTCCAGGAGCCTCAGGAGAAGGAATTAAGGCTTGAGTATAGGGATAGTATGTGATCTATCGAGTGTGTGCCCCGGATTGTACTAGGAGAGCTACATGATAGGTTAGTCCCCATAAGGGACAATAATGGTGTTGAATGTCTAAACACAATCTAAATGTGCGTATTGACCTACTCCCCCCGTAGACACCATAGGGGGACTTAATTAATTAACATTTAATATCTGGAGATACTAATATGCCACTTTATAGTTACGAGTGTAATAAGTGTGATGGTACAATAGAAGTATTAGATAAATATGAAAATATATTAGAGGAAATTCCGTGTGCGGAGACTGAAGGATGTGATGGTATGCTACTTAAACAAGTTGGCATTAGCTCTAAACCATTAGTAATGGATAGAGACCTTATTTCTGCAAGAACACATTCGGGCAAGAAATAGGGGCATGGAGGCCTCTCATACCTTTATCATACACCTTTCAAACGTCAATGAAGATACTAAAAATCTTGAAGACAGCCTATATGAAGCTGGGTGTACGGATGCTTTACTTAAGTTTCAAGATGGTACAGTATCTTTAGAGTTCACTAGAAACGATAAATCATTTAATTCCGCCCTAATGAGTGCCATTAATGATATAGAATCTGCTTCTATAAATGCTGAAATAGACTATAGACGTCTCTGGCTGGATTATTTTACTAAACACTAACTCCATTTACTTTATCTTGTAACTTCTTCATTGCTAATTTCTCTATTTCTGCTACTCTTTGAAATGTTATATTAAACTTAACAGCTACTTCCTTTAAACTTAACCCTTCAATATTATGAGCTACTACAATATCTCTCCATCTACTTGGTAGAGTATTTAATAAGTAATCTAAGTCAATCTGTATATTTAATATGTCCTGTTCATTCTTTATAAATGAATCATAACAAACAT